TAAATTTATATGATGTTTTAAACACTACTATAAGTGTTTTTTTACTTATTATTATCTTCCTCCAAGGACTTTTTCAGTGATAATAATAAATTCAAATCCTTTTCTTTGACAATATTCAATCATGTAAGTCCACTTACTTAGATTTTTATTGTACATTTTAAGAGCATATTCAAAATTTTTCATCTGTTTGGCTGTTGGATTTGAATTCAATTTAGGTTCAATTGTTTCTGAATAAGGTTTTACTTCAGCTACAACTTTAGAGATTGAACCATCTTCTCTTTTTAACTCATAATAAAAGTCTGGATAGTAAGTGTGTTCTGATGTTTTATAATCCTGACTCTCTGATACCCACTCTGTTTTAGTGTAGGGTATTCTAAGATGTTCTGCTCCCCAGTTAATAATTCTTTCGTTATTATCAAGATATATCATCATCTTTTGTTCTAGTCCTGAACGATAATATAATCCACCTTGGTTATTCAATTTAATTACTTTGTCTTTATTGCCTGGTGTGAATAATCCTTGATGATATTTACCAGGTTGTTTTGGAGCGCTGTTTAACATACCTTAATGTTATTTTTTAATATATATCTATAAATTAATATCCTATGAGTGAATTATTAGAAAGAGTTAAATTAAATAATTTGGTTTATGGTGATGGGATAGCTGAAAATTATAAGAATAATTCACTTTATTTCTATAATAAGTTTAGTAAATCTGATGCTGAAGTTACTAGTATGAACGTTGGTCAGATGCAGTTAGGAGGATTTTATCACTTACATTATATGGATGATTCAAATTGGATGAGATATTCTCCAATTTTTACTGTTGATTTTAAGAAATTTGAGAATCTTATAGTTATAATAGGTATCAATTTTAATTTTATACCACTTGAAGTTAGAGTTAGTATATTTGATAAGTTTATTAAAGAAGAAGACTTTGAAAAAAATACCTTATTGGAAGTTGACTTTCAAGGTGTTTATAAAGAACTACTCCAATATGGATTTGAATATGCTTTGGTTGAATATAATCTTCAACAAGTTCAATTAGTTCACAAGATAAATATGGAGGCTGTTCCAAGATTTTTATACTCTGGTCATCCTAAAAATAAATACGATCCTAAAAAACTTTATGAAATTTGGAGTGCTAAGTTAGATAATAGAGCCGACAGAGATGCTGAAATGAGTAAATCACTTATAAAAGATTTCTATCAAATTTCAGATGATATAAAAGAGAACTATAAATTATTAAAAGGACATGTTGATAGAATCAGAAGAAGTCTTGAAAAATATGGTCGTTAATATATAGAAAAATATAGAAAGAAGAAGATAAGTTTTTATATATACTAAATATATGAAAGCAAAAGAAGTAATGAAAAAATATAGTATAACAAGAAGAACTTTACATAATTGGGTAAAGAGAGGTGTTATAGAGGTTGAAAAGACACCAACCGGTAGATATATATACATTGAAAAAGTAAAGGACAATAATGAAAAGGTGTAGTAAGTGTAATAATGAATATGATTTTTCTAATTTTTATAAAGATAAATCAAGTAAAGATGGATATAGATGTAATTGTAAAAATTGCTCTAAATTATATAGAGATAATAATAAAGATTATCAAAAAGAATATGTAAATATTAATAAAGATAAAAGAAAAGTTTACAATAAAGATAAAGATTATAATGCTGAAGAGAAAAGAAAATACTATTTATCAAAAAAGGAGGATATATTAATTAAGAGAAAAATAAATTATCTCAGTAATAGAGAATCCAAATTAAAGTATCAGAAGGAATATCAACAAAATAACAAAGTCAAAAGAAACAAACATTTATCAGAAAGAAGAAAAACTGATGATTTATTTAGATTGATAACAAATATTCGCAACTTAATAAATAATTCATTCTATGAAATGAATTATTCAAAGACATCAAAGACTCAAGAGATACTTGGATGTTCATTTGAAGAACTAAAATCATATTTAGAATTCAAATTTGAACCTTGGATGACATGGAAAAATAGAGGAATATACAATGGTGAGTTAAATAATGGTTGGGATATTGACCATATAATACCTTTATCAGAAGCTATATCAGTAGATGATATAGTTAAATTGAACCATTATACAAATTTACAACCACTCTGTAGCAAAATTAACAGAGATATAAAGAAAAATAATATAGAATATGGCTTCATATAATCCGATGAATCAACAAAATCAAAACTCCACTTATATATCATCAGCAGTGGAAAATAAAGGTTTATTTAATAGATTACTTCGTAATTTATCAAACTTTGGTATGAAGTATGATGATATGATCATTAGAAACACAGTAGGTGTTGGTATTAATGAGGATCCGTACAGTCAGAAAAATAATTCGATGTACGACTTCTTTAGCTCCAAAGCGGTTGCATCTGTTCTTAATAGAAAATCTGTACCATATTTAGATAGAAGTTATGCGGATAAAAGAAGGATTCTAAGGGAGTATTCGATTAAGGATGAATTAAGAGATTTTGTTTCTTCGGTTGCTGATGAGACGATTATCTATAACGATGATAGGGATTTCTGTTCACCTAAACCATTGTCAAATGATTATTCGCAAGATATTAAAGATAAGTATCAAGAGTATTTTGAAATTATTTACAATAGATTTGGATTTGGTGATAATATCACCGCTTGGAATATGATGAAAGACTTTTTGATTGATGGTTATATTGCAATTGAGATTGTTTGGGATGATAAGAAAAAAAATATTATTCATTTCAATAGATTAAGACCAGAAACATTAGTTCCAGCTTATGAGCCATCTATTGGTAATCTTTGGATTCAATTTCCAGAAGATCCACAATTGAGAAGAATTTTTTTAGATTCTCAATTGGTATTTATTTCTTATTCAACACAAAATGACTATTCTGAGACTTCTTATCTTGAAGGTTTAATTAAGCCATATAATCAGTTAAAAATTATTGAACAAACTAAGATTATGTTCAACATTATCAATGCTACTGTTTATCAGAAGTTTACTATCCCAATTAAAGGTTTACCTAGGCAACGTGCTGAGGAACAGATTGGTCAACTAATCGCTGACTATTCCGAAGAAGTTGAATGGGATGATACGATGGGTACGGTTAGTATCAACGGTAGAAAGCACTTACCTTATAATAAACAAGTCTGGTTTCCGGAAGGTGATGCTGGTACTCCTCAAATGGAATTGGTTTCTCCACAAGGGCACAATTTAAATGAGGATGATATGTTGACTTGGTTCTTCAATATCTTAAAAAGAGCATCTAAAATACCTTTTCAAAGATTTGAGAAAGAAAATGGTGGTGGTAATGTAACCTCAGATGCTGCTGAGATGACAAGAGATGAAATTAAATTTAATAATTTTATCAATCGTTTAAGAGCTAATTATAAAGAATTAATTGTCAAACCACTTAAATTACAAATGTGTATGGAGTTTCCGGAATTGAAAGATGATGAGATATTCTTAAATCAGGTAGATATCAACTTCAATTCAAATCAATTATTTGAAGAATGGAAAAAGTTAGCAAACTTTGAAAAAAGAGCTGCTATTTTAGGTACTTTGTTAGGTATTCAAACTGCGGATGCTCAACCATATTTTCATATTGATTATTTAATCGATAAGGTTATGAAATTGACACCAGAAGAAAAGGAAGAAAATAAAGCTTATTGGATTAAATCCGGTAAAGGTGGTGGTGCCGGACCTGAAGGTGGTGAGCCTGGTGCTGAAGGTGGTGAACCTGGTGCTGAAGCCGGTGGAGAAGCCGGTGCTCAAGCTGCACCAGAGGCAGGTGCTCAAACAACCCCTGAAGCTGGCCCTGAACCTGCTGCCGAAGGAGGTGGTGGAGGTGCTGAAGGTGCTGAATTTGAATTTTAATAAAAAAGTCTCAAAAATTAATTTGAGACTTTTTTTCTTTTAGAAATAATTTCTTTTGATTTTGATGGATTGTCCACTCCAAATTTATCAATCATGGTTTTCCTTATCTTTTTCTTTATTTCTTTGTTTTGAATTGGATATTCGACTCCATAATTTTGTATAAGAGTTTCTTTTCTTTTCTTTTCTGAGCATTTTCTACAATAGTACTCACCCCATTTATTGCCATATTTAACATAGTTTTTAAATATAACTTCTTTTACTATACCGCATCCATCACATTTACAATCTATTTTATAATGACTTCCTGTGGATAATAATTCAACTGGGATTATTAGAGCTTCTCCAATAACAACATCATATCCCAGTTCTTCGTAGTATGAAAAGTTCGACTCATTTATTTTTACTATAATTTCTCTAGTTAGTATCATGCTGCATTATTTATATTAATATCAATATCAAATCTGACAATTTTATTATCACGATTATATATAGGTTTTAGTATCATATCTCTTTCTTCTAATGATTTAAGTGGTTTACCTTGTGGTGTATCTAATATTTTAATTATTCCATAAATCTCATCTCTGCTTTCGACTATTATTTGTTGTAGTGAGTGTGATATTTTGCCTATGTTTAAAATATCTTCTTTTGGTGATTCATAATTTTTTCCACAGATATCATAAAAATTTTCGGTAATTCCTATTTTTATTGGTGATAAATCTCTAAGTGTAAATACACTAAAGTCATCTTTTTTTTGATTTTCATCAATTGATAATATTTCATTTATGAAATTATCTCTCTTAATTGT